GAGGTAGCGACCATCATGGTCTGCGTTAAGAACGCGCGCGCCTTCAGCGATCCGACGCACATCGACAGCCGTCTTGACGCGATGAACTATGAAGCGTTCGCGGCGATGTTCGCTAATGATTACGTGAGCCAGAAGGCCGCGACTGGCGCTAACATTGGCTATAAGAAGCGCGCTAATCTAACGCCCGCTAAGAAAGAAGAGTTAAAGCCTGCACGCCGCGCGGAGCTTGCCGTAATCGACGATAAATTGAGCCGTTTCGGATCCACGGAGCCGCCTAAGTTCAGCGGCAACGGCGCGCTGTTGAGCGACTGAGTATTGTGCGAGTGGCGGACACGATCCGCCGCTCGTTGACTGGCAACTAGAAAGTGCCGTTGTCAAGATCAGCGATAGTATCGTCAACGGTTTTAGGGGCCATGACAACATTGGTCTGTTGTGCTTTCAGTTTAGCTTGCAGATCCATACGACGTGTGACTTCCTCACGTCGCCCGCGATCATAAGCGTCAGCCATCAGCATCTTAGTCGCTGCGTAAAGAACGACTAAAAGTATGCCGATTAAAATAGCAGTCGTCATGCGCCCGTGACGTTAAAATCTTTAGCGCCGATCAGACCAATAGCAATCAACGCCGCTTGCAAAGAAGGCCAGTCAAGCGTTTTAGTTTGCCAAGCGTTGAAGAGGACACCGACGAGAGTGAGAACGCCAGGGATAGTGGTTTTCCAATTCTTAATCATTCGAGTGCTCCTCTAAAATAAATGCCAAGCATAAATGCTAGTTTTGCAACATATGACGCCGTAAGAGCGACAATGATTCTATTTAACAAGCGCTATGATCTGCGCTTTAACGTCTGCGATACGCGCAGACCAACCCTTGCCAAACGTAGACCAAATCGACAAAGATTGCATAAACGCCAGCCGTTTGTTCGTGACGGACATAGCAACGTAAGTCTTGGTGGCTTGAATAGTAGCGGGGCCGATCTGACCGTCTTGCGTAACGCCGACAACGGCTTGTAAGGTCTTAGCTGCGCGGCTGACTCCGCTATTCACAGCAAAATCGAACACAGCAAAATCAACACCGTCGGGCAGATTATCTCCAGAAATACGATCCCAGTATAGGTTCTTGTAAATCGCCGCAACTTCCGAATCAGCAATAGCGCGCACGCTCTGCGTTGGGAGATTCTGTGATTTGCGCCAACTGTCATAGACCGCTTGCGTAACGCCCTTATTCGTCGGGCCGCCTGGATCTTTTGGGTGGTCAACGTAGCCGCCCTCATATTTGAGAACCTGCTTTAGTGCTTGTGGATAGTTCTCTTTCATCGCCGGTCTGCTTTCTGGCTTACAAGATCTCGAATGGTGTCAAGTTTTGCAAACACTTGATTGAGCACGGTATTAAATTCTTCGCGTGTGATGTAACGACCAGCAACAAGCACCTCGATCTCACCAACCTTTTCGGCCAGTTCTTTATCGGCAACTTGCAAATCTTTGACAGCGCCCCAGACGGTATTCAATACCCATCCGCCCAGGACGCCGATCACGCCTACGGCAACATCAAAAAATACTTGGATTTCGTTGTTCATTGCGGGGCCATCGCGTTTACGCCTTGCGCCATTGCAGGCAAGCCAAAGTTAGCAGGTGCTAATGGTGCAGCAAGTGCGCCGCCGCGCGTTGACGCAGCTAAGTTTCGCATAGCTGCATTAGCCAGAGAATTGCGAGTTACTCGCGCCACAAGTCCTGTGCCTGCAAGACCGGCCATCGCCGCTGGAACAAGAGGATTGCCAAGCATTGCGCCAGTTACACCGATACCGCTTTGAAAACCACCCTTAATAAGACCAGGGACGCTAAAGGATGGGGCAAACCTGCTAAGACCGCTGACAAAACCAGGCGCAAATTCACCTGCCGCAATCGACGAAATAGCTTGCCGTTGTTCTGGCGTAAAGCGATTTAAACGTGCAGGACTGCTTGCAATGCGACTCATTTGAGTTTGAATAACAGAGCCAAAGTCAGCTTTAGGTTTAGCTGCGCGCGAAACGGCTTGTTCAATTTCCGCGCTTTGGCTCATCATTTTATATTTACTGATAGCGTCTTGGAAAGTTTGCGTGATCTGCGTTGGGTCAAGAACGGCTTTGCTAAATACAGTTGTCGTATTCGGGTCAGTTATGAAATCATCCAGCGCGTCGGTCATTATGCCGCCCATAGCGCGCTGTGTGCGCTGCGACGGATCGAAACCGCTGCGGAGTTCATTACCAATTCTCTTGCGAAGATCATGCAAATCTTTAATAGATGTCTTACCGGCGTCAGCTTTTTTCGTGATTCCGTTAAGAATAGACATGACCTTGGGGCTGCTTGCCGGATCATAGTCAGCTTCTAATTGCAATTCTAAACGATCTCTAAAATCCTTAACGGCTGAAGGCTCATACTCAAGTCCAGATCTTTTAACCGCGTTGAACGCTGCGTCGGCCTCTCGCCCAAGTTGTTGCGTAGATGGCAAACCAAAATTTTGAAGCGTGGCCGAAGCGGTGCGCCCAACTTTATTAAGCATAGCCGCCGATTTACCGGCAGCAACGCCACCAAGAATAGCCGCGCCAAATTGCGTGTAAGGATCCGCGCCCGCTTGTTGCGCGGCTTCAGCCGCGACAGGCGCTGCAATGCCCGCTGCCGTTTGCGCGACTGGTTGCGCGGCTAATACGTTAAGCGCTGCCGGAGCTGCGCGCCCTGCCGTTGACATCGCGTTAATGGCTGATCGTGCAGCGCCTGCGCCGGTCGCCGCGCCAAGACCACCTTCAACGCCAGCGGCTAACATGCGCTCTTGCGGCGTCTGTGGCTGAAACTCTTGCGGAAGCGCGCCGCGAATATACTCAAACGGTGTTTTGACAGGCTTATAGCCAGTCGCGCTTCGCGCAACATTATAAAGATTGCCGACAAGTTCAGCGCCGCCAAGTAACGCCGCGCCGCCTAATGCCGCCGGAATCGCTGCGCCGCCGCCTAATGCCGCTGCGCCCATGCCGCCTAACGCCCCCACAACTGTCGGCGCTGCCGCGCCCATAGCGACAGGAACTGCGCGTTCGGCAGTCAAACTTTTCTCAGGTGCGGTGCCGCCGTGTTTAGCGATCAACGCCGCGTAATCTACCGCGCTTGGTTCTGGCGCGGTGCCCCCGTGTTTAGCAATGAGCGCGGCATAATCGACCATTTTTAGAGGCCCGCCTCTTTTCTAAATGCGTCCGCCGCTTCTTGGCTAGGGAATGGAACTGCGCCCATGCCAGGGACATTCACTGTGAAAGTCTTCGATCCGCCTTCGGCTTTAAGTGTGCCGGTGCCAAAGTTTTTATCCAGATCGGTAATTATACGACGCACCGCATCAATCGTCAGATCGCTTGCACCAAGCATTTTCTTCTTGGCCTCAAGTTCAGCGATTGTATTGCCTTCGCCGCCGGTCATTGTGCCAGTCTCGCGCAGCATGTTGATATATTGATCTATCTTGTTGATCGTAACGTCGCGCAGTTCTTGACCTGCCGGATCTATTGTGCGCGCAACGGCTGATGGTATATTAGCCATCGCAATCTTTTTAGCGCGAGAAACGCTGTCTTCCTCTTTGGTCGGCAGAATACCGGCGCGCTCTTGATCTTCATATGAATTAAGAAGACCTTTAAAAAACTCTGTGTTCTTTTTCTTTAACGGCTGTTTTGCGAACTCCGCAAGTGTCATTGGCGGTGCCGCTGGAGCGGCCATCGCGTTCTGAATCGGCATAGCGCCGCCAGCCATCATGTTGATAGGTGGCGTAATCTGCGGAGACATACCGAGAGCCGCGGGTGGTGGCGCGGCGGCAAATGATGGAACCGCAGCCGTTCCAGGCATTTCGCTACCGCGAATCGTCGCGGCTTCGCTCATTCGACGGCCACGATTGATACCTTTGTTATCGTCGGCTAGAGCCTCAACCGCGTTAGCGATGGCGTTAACATTGCCTGTCTTAACAGCGGCAGCGACTTTGTTCGGAAGGCTACCATAGTTATAAGTAACCGATGTCAGCGCGCCCGCGACGTTTTCAGGTAGTCGATCCCAGTTCTCTTGGCCTACCTGTGCGGCGGCTTTGGGGATAAATTCCGTTTCAATACGACGTTTTAAATCGCGTTCCGCGTCTTTTTGAGTTGTAGTAGTGCCTTTGGCAACAGGAACAACTTTACCTTCAGGCGTTGTTAATGTATCGCTGCCATATCCAACACGCTGTGCGTTAACGTCAAATTTTGCGGTGGGGATAAAACCTTCAAACTTGCGGGTAAGATCCATACCGACTGCCGCGCCGCGCGGCCCGGGCATACCTTCGACAGGCGCAGCGGCAGTAGGTGCCGCTTGCCCTGGCAAAGTCAACTCTTGGATCTGTGTGCTACCTTTTTCACGCACACCAATGACATTGCCTTTATTGTCTTTTACTTCAACAAGATCTTTAGCCCCTGGTTGAAATGATCCGCTGACCATGCGCTCCGTTTGAGAGTATGGGTCGAAGATAAACGTAGCTTTGCCGACTTTGCCATCGACCATTGTATCGCGCTCTTTAGGCGCGGTGACTTTCATAAAGTCTTCGTGCGATGTAACGATATTGCGCTGTGTGTCAGCATTGAAAACGCTTGGAAGCCCACCTAAAAGTGACGGCGCTTTAGGCTGAAATTCTTTTAATAGCGCGTCATATCGCGCTTGCGCGTCGGGCGCAGTCGGCGGGATCTGCATTACGCGGTCTTTAAATATGTTTGCGTTCTTAACAGCAAAATCTAATTCATCAGCTTGTTGTTTAAGTCGAGCGTTTTCGGCGTCTTGCGCTGCTTCAGCCGCCGCAATGTCTGTAGCTTGCGCGAGCTTTTCTTGCTGTAATTGTTGTTGTTGCAACGCAGCGCCTTGAGCATACGCGCCCAAAAGATTCAAATTAGGAACCTGAAATTCTGGCGATGGTTGATATTGAATCGGCATTAGATCACCGTTGTATCATAGGATTGGGCGTAGACGGGGGTCTATTCATCATACCAAGATAAGTTGCGCCAGCTTGCAGACCTTGACCAGCAAGCGCGGCAAGAAGATTAGTTGGCCCCATCGCAGCATTAGCATAAGCAGACCCGATGTTAGCCGCGCCCTGTCCAAGACCTTGACCTAAGCCGCCGTAAACGTTGGCGAGCTGATTACCTGTGCCAGTGTAGGTGCTTGCTAGATTAGCGGCTGTATTACCATATAAATTAGCAAGGTTCTGGCCGGTGCCTGTGTAGACGTTCCCGATATTAGCGCCGGTCGTGCCTGCAAGACCTGTAGCCGTCTGAGCCGCGCCAGCACCTAAACCAGCAAGACCTGTAAGACCTTGCGTTGCTGCCGCGCGGTTAGCCATAAAACGATTGTAGGCGTTCTGATATTCTTGACTGCCAGCCTCTTGACCGTAGCGAGTCGCTGCTTTTAATGCCGCGCCCGACCCCGCCAATCCGCCAGCCCGCGCAGCGTTGGTCATTGCCTGTTGGCCTTGTTGAAGCCGAAAGGCGTAGCCAGGATCCATCTGAAGTTCTTGAAGCGTCGGCTGTTGTGTATATGCGCCGCCCTGACCAAAGAGCGCTGCAAGTTGATTTACAGCGCCGCCGCCTGCGGTCATGTAGGGCTGTTGAAAACCTACGCCTTGGCCGTAATAATTTTCTAAGCCACCAAGCGCGCCGGTCTGACCAGCCTGAAGCGCGCCTGCACCTTGTGTCTGACCTTGTTGAAGCGCTTGCGCCGCTTGCTGTTGAGCTTGCTGAAGCGCTTGTTGCTGTTGCTGCGCGGCGGCAGCTTGATACAGCATTGCTTGATTTGTGCCTTGCGCTTGAGCATTAGCGGCAGATTGAAAACCCATATTTT